CTTGTGTTTCTGTAAGTTTAGCCGGTCCTTTAGCCCTCCCCTTCTCTTTCATGTCCTTCATATTATCCCGATGGGTTCCGAGGAAGAGATGGTCTGGATTCACACAGGAGGGGTTATCACAGCGATGCAACACATGGAGCCTATCTGGGATGGGGCCATGGTGTATGATCCAAGAAGTCCTATGGGCGGTGTGAGATAACCCGTGCCTTTTACCCGTTGGAAAATGTCCGTAACCCCTCCTATTAAGAGTTCCAACCCATAACCAGCAGTCCCCGGAGGCGTCTACTTTGCTCCAGAATAATTCCATTCTAACCCCCCGAAGAATATCGGAACAAATATTATACCATAATGTTTCCGTTTGGGGTCCGGGAGTGGTAAAATAAAAGTTCCCCTGATGGAGGTGTGAAGTGCAATTATATAGTATCGGACAAGCGGCTGAGCAGCTTGGGGTGAAATATCAGTGGGCCCATCGATGGGTGCGCCTCTTAAGGCTTGGAAGGAAGGTGGGCTGGGGAGTGGTGTTGGATGAGTCCGACCTGACCGAACTCGAGCGAAAGAGGGATGAGAATGGTCGCAAGAAGGCTTCATAGAACACTGCCTCAGATCGAGGCGTTGTATGGGCGAGGAGTAAAAAGTGTGATTCCTCTTTTCGATGGAAAGAACCCCGGCTACGGTCAATGGCAGAAGGTGTCCGATGAAGAGGCACAGGAGCGGATCTGGGACTGGAGTGGGGGAGTCGACAAAGTCAACTACGGCATTCGCCTGGGCCCTGGCCACGGCAACCTCTGTGACATAGACCTGGACTCTCGCGAAGCAAAACTGCTGGCAAAGTACTATCTTCCCCCTACCGCTCGTTTTGGGCGGGGCGGCGTCTGCACTCACTACCTGTACCGAATCATGGGCAAGGGCCTAGCCGGCAGCAAGCGCCTGGGCTGGGACAAGAGGGATGAGAAGACCGTCATCTGTGAGATCCGTTACTCTGGCCAGACGATGGGGCCAGGATCTCACCACCCCGTCACAGGGGAAGAGATCGAGTGGATGAGCGAGGATGAGATCGCCGAGATCGACGGCGGTGAGCTCCACGACCTGGTCTGCCAGATGGCCGCAGCATCGCTACTGCTGAGGGACTGGGCAGCCGGTGGCCGCGATGAGCTGGCCCTCTGCCTTCTGGGGGCGATGATCCGGTCGGGGTGGTCCGATGAGGACGCCGACTCATTCCTGGAACCGATTCTCGTCGAGAGTGGTGACGAAGAAGGCCTCAAACGGCTGAAGGCCTCTCGCCTGCGTGAAGAGCTGGTGTCTGGCGGTCGAGTGCCTGGCCTGCCTCGCCTGCGTGAGATCTGCTCCGGGGGTGGCCTGGGCGCGGTCGGTTTCGAGCGAGTGGTCGAATGGCTCGAGCTTGGTGCGGCCTCAGTGGTCGAGGAGATGAACAACGAATACGCGGTCTGCAAACTCATCGGCGGCGGGGTCGCGATCCTGCACGAGGAGCCCGGCGGTGGCGGTGTATCATTCATCGACCAGCGAGCCCTCGCTCTGCTGCACGCCAACCGCAAGGTGATGAGCGGAGGTCGGGAGATAACGGCGGACAAGTATTGGCTGGGCCACCCTGATCGGCGTGAGTATCGTCGGGGCGTGGTGTTCCGCCCAGGGCAGGATGCCCGCGAGGGGGAGTACAACCTGTGGCAGGGCTTCGCCGTGCGTGAGGAAGAAGGTGAATGGGGCGTCGGCTGGGAGATCTACCACGACCACCTGCGGGATAACGTCTGCCGTGGGGATGAGGAAGTGTTCCAATGGCTGCTGGGCTGGATGGCCCACAGAGTCCAGAAGCCCTGGGAGGTGCCTCAGAGTGCGGTGGTGTTGATCGGCGAGCGCGGCGATGGCAAGTCGTCTGTGTTCAAGATCTTCGGTCGGCTGTTCGGTCGGCACTACATGTCGGTGACGCAGCCCTCACAGCTGCTGGGCAAGTTCAACCAGCACTTGATGGACAAGGTGCTGGTGCTCGCCGACGAGGCCGTGTGGGGCGGCAGTAAGGAGTCGGAAGGGATCCTGAAGGTGTTGATTTCGGAGGATAAGCGGACCATCGAGATCAAGGGCGGCGCGATCTTCGACGTCGAGAACTGTCTGGGCGTGGCGATCGCATCGAACAACGACTGGGTGGTGCCAGTGGGCCGCCACGAGCGCAGGTTCCTGGTGCTGCGTACGGGCCGAGGAGTGGGCGGAGACCTCGACTTCTGGGACCGCATGTATAGTGTGATGAGTGTGGAAGGTGGAGGCCTGGGCCGACTGCTCTATGACTTGAAACGCTGGGATCTGGAGGGCAGGGGCTGGAGGGGCAACCGTCCTCCGATGACTGATGCCGCTCGGGAGCAGCAGGATCAGGGGGTGGAGCGCTGGGTGCAGTATCTGCGGGAGCTTGAGCTCGCGGAGGGTGAGGAGTTCTGGGAGGATACTCTCTACGAGCGGTACGTGGCTTGGCACCGGGAACATGGGGGTAAGTGGGGCTGCGAGACTCAAATCGTATTTTATAAGCGGGTCATGCGTATGTTCCCTTGGGCGGAGCGGAAGCGCGTTCTGATCACTACCTCGGGTAAGCGTAGGGCTAGGATCAAGTTCCATAAGGTGACGGAGAGCCTCAGGCTGTTCATGGGGTGAGGAGTAGGGGGGTGATGGGCCTTAGGGCCCATTTTTGTTTATATACTGTATTTCTAGCATGTTCTCATAAATTGCGTGAAAATTAGTCAAGGGGGGTAAAAAACAGCAGAAAATTTTCATGCCAGAAAATTATGTCTCCGTGATAATTGGCCCATAAGTTACTGATTCCACTGGGAAAATTTTTCTTCTTGACCCCGTGGCGAAATGACAAAAAATTTTGCCACTCCGCGTATATTTTTACGGCGCACTTTTTTAGCTAACCCCAAATCCAGTATTAATATTGATATTATATTTTTCTTTTGATCATCAAGAAATAATATAAATAACTGATTTATATACAAAAATTGTTTTAGAGGGCTAGATGGAAAGGAGTAGGAGTTGGTGATATATAATCGTTTCGCGATATAAACAGATTGAATCCGCTCGGGCGGGCAGTGGGAGTGGGAGTGGGACTGGGCGGGGGTACGCGGGGTTTATACAGCGCGCGAGAGGCCCCTGGGCGGGGCTAGGGGTCCGCGTTTTATGGGGGAGGTGGGGTTACTAGGATGCGCGCAACACGGCCCCTACGCGGGGCCATTGAGGGGGTTACAGCACGAAGCAGTGAGTGTCCGGGAAGCGCTCGTGATAGCGTTTGGGCAAGGTCCCTCCGCACCAGAGGTTATTAGTGCTCAGGATCTCATCGGTGGCCAGGTTCCTGATACGGAACTCGCGTCCCGCGTGGCCGAGGAGGTAGGAGGGTTCGGAGGACCGCCCGCCGTCGGTATAAAGCGTGTGGCCCACCAGGATCCACTTACTGGTGTCCCCCCTGGACTCGCTGCTCCCAGAAGTCGCAGGTGAAGCACAGTTCCTTACTCCTCATCCTCTGAGCAACGGACGGGGAATAGCGGGCGACCTCGGGGGCACCACACTCCTTGCACCAGTAGAGGTTGGAGGCGTTGGCCTCGTAGTAGGCGAGATTGACCCTGGCCACGGGATCACCTCCACTCTGGATATACTGCTCGATGCGTTCAGCGATGCTCATGTCAAGCTCCTGTGCTGGGCGGCGGAAACAGGGCGGCCCGTGGGGATATGGGCAGCCGCGCCGGCCGCTCGCCCTGCCATGGACTGAGATACCTTGGAACTGCGGCCGTGGGTATCAGGACCAAAGGCCTCGGCCATCAGGGTCTCTCGCTTCCCCTGGACCCGGACCAGAGCGGTGCCAGTATGCTCGGCGTCAACCTGATCTCGCTGGGTCATCATCGCTTTGAGCCTGGCCTGGATGGCACCGGCGAATCCGTTACGGAAGGCGTTGGGTTGGTCTGAGCCTTGCGATGCCTTATAGGCCGAGTCGAGGAGGAGCTCGTGGAGCCATACGGCCAGCTCGACGTCTTCGCGGGGGCCCTGGAACCGGATCTGCCCTCCGGGAAGGGAGCGGAGGCGTGTGCGGGTATATAGCTTGACGCCCCAGGCGATGATGCCGATCCACGGGGGTATAACCTTTGCATTCTTCTTGCCGGGGCGGCAGGCCCGTGCGTAAGCTTGAGTCAGGTCGAACTCGGCCTTCAGGGCTTCCTCTTCCAGGTCGCCCAGTGAGATCTGGTGCTTGGCCATGAGCTTGGCCGCCATACGGCTGGCGTTCTCCGCCTCCTGAGGTGCGGCTGAGGGGTCAGCGGCCAGGGCCAGCAGTGCGCGAATCTTATCTTTCATTTCTTGATCCTCCGAGGACGGTTATCCGGGCCATACTCCCAGTCGGTGCCTTCTTTGCCCCACCCCCAGGACTCGACGTCGCGGTAGGTGGGACGGCGGCCGAAGTAGGAGCTGATGATACCGAGGCAGCCCAGGAACATGGTGAAGATGAATATATATGCCAGGGTGAGGAAGAACGTTAGCATCTGTCCAGGACCTCGTCGACCCGGTGCGAACCCCTGTAGTAAAACTTGTACCCGCCGAGCTGGAGGATATATTCATCGCTGATATACTCGAACCCGCCGTAGTAATCCAGCTGCCGGGGGTTACTCGAGGCGATGAAATCTTCCCCGACGTAGACCATACCGCAGCGGGGGTCCAGGCCCAGGTCACCGGCGGGGCGTTCGACGGCCCCTTCCAGGGCGCCATCCACCAGTTCGTCGATGGCGCAGATCAGTTCGTCACGGTTCATGGTTATTGCTCCTCCGGGCCGGAATAGAACAGGTCGGTGTCGATGGCCTGCAGAGCGGAGGTCAGGGTCTCGATTGAGGGGTTACGAATGGCCTCGATCAACTCGGGATGAAACTCCTCCTGGTCGGGATCCTCCATCTCGAAGGGGGACAGGTCGAATTCGGTTTCCAGGACGTCCCGGATCAAGGGGGCCAGTTCGGGGCCGCGGTAGATGGCGACATCACCCTCGAAGTTGGTAACGATTACGTGGTCCATGATATTACTCCTGTGGTAGGGTTAGTGGGCGAATCCATTATACCAGGATTCGCCCCGGATCGGTGGGTTATTCTTCGTCGGTGGCGGGAGTACCGGCCAGGACGGCTCGAACCTTGGCCAGTTCGGGGCTGTCCGGTTCCCAGGCCCAGCGAGCGCCGGTCCCGATATTCCCCAGGGCCTTGCGCAGGCGACGTCGGGCGATGCGGGGTTCCAGGTCCAGGTCGAAGCACAGTTGCTTCAGGTGGATGAGGTTGGAATCTTCCTTCGGGGCCTTCTCCGGCTTGTTAGCGGCCTCCAGCTGGGCAGCGGCGGACAGCTCCTCGTGGGCCTCATCGCGTTCTTCCGGGGTCTCCACGTCGGCCAGCAGGGCCATGCAGCGTTCCTGGGCTTGGGCCCGGTTACGGAAGGCCTTGATCGGATCCTTCCCGCTGTGTTCGTTGTACCAGGCGACCAGTTCGGCCAGAGTGGCGGAGTGGAGGTTCGGGCAGGGTTTCATGGTGGCGGCTCCTGTGGTGAGGGGGTGGTTCGGTGTGTTGATGGGTTCATTCTATACCTTTCCCGCCAGGAGTAAATGGGTTTAGCCCAGGAAATTGTAACGGGGTTCGGGGGGGCGTCCTATTTATATGGAGGCGCGCGTGCGTATACCACAGGATGAGAGAGAAGTAAATGGACCGCTTACCCGACCTGGGCCTACCCGTCTGTCCTATGCCTCCTGGGTATCCTAGACGGGTATGACAGCGGGGTATCCCATGGTCCTATGCATTCTGGGTATTGATCTGGGGTATCACGTTGGTATAGAGAGGGTAATACCGAATGCCAATGTCCTATGCATTGAGGGTGGGAGCCCCCCATTTGCTTAGATTATTACAGGCTGCTATGGACCTCGGCACTCTAGAGAAATTACAGACTAACCCAACCATTTACACCTCACCCACATCTCGACTATAATCAGAGCATGAAACCCGTACGCCCACACCCCAATCCCAAAGACGCCTCCCAGGTCGAGGTGCTGACGGGCATGGGCGCGAGCCAAGAGTACATCGCAGCCCACCTCCACATCTCTGTAGAGGAGCTGAATCAGCACTACCCCAAGCCTCTCGCTCACGGCCTAGAGGAAGCCAACCTTCGTGTGGCCCAAGCCTTCTTCGAAATGGCCACCTCCGGAGAGCATCCTCAGATGACCCTGGCCTGGATGAAGATGCGCGCTCGTTGGACGGACGCTCCGATGCCTGACGCCCCGGACGACGATGTTGAGGTAGAGGAAGTTCGCCAGAAGCTCCTCAAGCTGGTCAACCGTGCCGCCAGTTAGTGCCGAGCAGCTGCAGGACCTCTCGCTCGCCGAGATGAGAGCCCTCCTGCACGACTGGACTATCTGGGCTCGCTCCGCACAGCTGCCCCCGGACGACCCGCGCTCCTCCAACTATCCACCCGATCAAGGCCCTAACCCCCACTGGGAGTACTGGCTGGCGCTCGCCGGCCGTGGGTGGGGGAAAACCCGCACCGGAGCGGAGCAGGTTCTTCGCTGGGTGCGCATGGGTTATCGTCGCATCGGTATCATCGCCCCGACCTCTGCGGACGCTCGAGACGTCGCTACTGAGGGCGAGAGTGGTATTCTGACGGTAGCGCACCCGAAAGAGAGGCCCCTGTATGAGCCCTCGAAGCGGCGCCTGACGTTCCCCAACGGAGCCATCGCCACCCTGTTCTCTGCAGAGGAGCCGGAACGTCTTCGCGGTCCTCAGCATGACGCCATCTGGATGGATGAGATGGCGGGTTGGCAGTATCCACAAGAGACGTGGGACATGGCCATGTTCGGCCTGCGTCTGGGCATTCATCCTCAGGTGTTCATCTCGACGACGCCGAAGCCCATTCCGCTCATTCGCTCGCTCATCCTCCGAGCGCAGAAAGAGCCGGAGAAGGTCGTCCTGACCACCGGCTCGACGTATGAGAACAAGGCCAACCTGGCCTCGACCTTCTTCACTCAGGTGGCGCAGTATGAGGGCACTCGACTCGGGGATCAGGAACTTCACGCCAAGCTCATCGACCCCCGAGAGAGCGGTATCGTTCGACCGGGATGGTTCAAACTCTTTCCGTCGAGCCAGCCTCTGCCCAAGTTCGAGGTCATTCTGCAGAGCTACGACACGGCCTTCACCGAGCGCTCTCTGGATCGCAAGACGAAGGATCCCGACCCGAGTGCGGCGTCCACCTGGGGCGTCTTCTCCATCCCATCGGCGCTTCGCACGAAGTACGACATCCCCTCATACATTCAGTACGGCGTGCTGCTGCTTGACAACTGGACGGAGCATCTGGGCTATCCCGACCTGCGCCAGAAGGTGCAGAAAGAGTATGAGTCCACCTTCTTCGGTCCCAAGGGAGATGAGCGTCGGGCTGACATCGTGCTGATCGAGGACAAGGGCTCGGGCATTTCCCTAAGGCAGGACCTGGCACTCGTCGTTCCGGTGAGGGCTTACAACCCGGGTCGGGCAGACAAGGTACAGCGTCTGCATGCGGTGTCCAACCTGCCCTGTAGGGGTCTGGTGTTCATTCCCGAGTCCAAAGCGAAGCCGGGTGAGTTCGCCACCTGGGCTGAGCCTCTGGTGGATCAAGTCTGCTCCTTCCCGCTGGTCGAGAATGATGACCTGGTGGACACCTTTAGCCAGGCCCTGCAGTACCTGAAGGATCAGGGTTGGCTGGTGATCGACGCTCCCCCTGAGGAGGAAGATCTACCTCAGCCGCCCCGACACAGGAATCCCTACAACGCCTGACGCGGGACGAGCTCCGGGGTATAATAAATCAGCTTGTACCTGGAGCCTACAATGGCCTCTCCGCTAACCGCCATTCTCAAGGCGGTCAAGAAACTCTCACCCGACGCGCGTACGACGGAGCAGGCCATGGAACGGGCCGAGCTCCTGTCTCAGCATACGCCCCTGGACCGTTACTCTCCGAGCCTCGTCGCTCGCTCGGCTCTCCTGCACCAGGCGGCTCAACGGGGCTTCTCTGAGGGCCTGGTCCCCACGAGAGAGCCGTTCGCGACCACTCTCATGCGCCCGTCGGAGTTCCTGTCTCGCACGCCTCCTCTGGACACCGAACGCGACGCTCGCATTCTGGAGGGCCTCATCCCCTCCATTAGAGAGCAAAAGTTGAGAGACGCTCCGGTGCTCTGGGTGGATCAGTATCCTGAGGGCCTCCAGGCGGGTTATGAAGGTCGTCACCGCATGCGCTCTCTGCAGGAGCTGTATGGAGACGAGCCCGTGCCAGTCAACCTGATTCGTGGCGACCGATACGACGTCGTGCCGAGTGAGTGGTTTCAAGGTGAGATGGAACGTCGGTACATCGAGCCGTCCTCACTCTCTCCCCTGGAACTCATGCGGCAGAAGATCTATTTCGGAGAGAGCCCGGTCGAACTGTCTCCCCTCTGGATGAGAGATTGATATGAACCCCTTCAGAGTCATCAGAGAGGAACTCCCCCGCTTTCTGGATGAGCCCCACGCGGCCGAGTTCAAGGAAGTCATGGGGTTGCTCCTTCCGTCCACTCCATCTGAGGTGGCGATGGAGGTGGCCTTCGCGCCTATCTCCAAACCGGCTCGCATGGCCTCTTTGGCGGCCTCTGCGCTGACACACTCTCCGGAGGCGGAAGGGGCTCCTCTGTCCAAGATCGCCAAGTGGCTGGATGAGGCCATCGGATATGCTCGCAACCGCCGTCTCTACTCCAACGGAGAGGAGGAGCGTATCGAGCGCATCGCCCGAGAGCTCCCGGTGGTTCCTGAGATCTTCTCCCCTCAAGCGGTAGCAGAGAAAGCGGTCTTCGCACCGCCCAACTCACTGGTGGGAATGAGTCCTCGAGAGTTCCTGAAGACCGCCTGGCCCCTGGACGTGGAGTCAGCCCGTCCCTACATCGAGCACTACAAGGACCTGGTACGTGAGGGCCGCTGGGTGGATCCCGAGCCCGGGCTCTTCAACGACCGATACGTTCAAGACCGCCGAGCTCGTGAGTTCAAGGGATTCGAAGACGTGCCTTTCTTGCGGTATCGCCAGATGTATGACGATCGACCACTGCTCTCCCAGCAGGCGGTGGGGCACGAGGGACGGCATCGCAATATGGTCATTTCGGAGATGTTCGGGCCCGATGAGCCCTCGCTGGTGCACATGGTTCCGGGGTACAACCAGCAGAACCTGGACTTCATCTCAACGATCTATCCCGAGACCGAGAAGGCCAGCGACCTGTTGTATCGGTCCCCTGTGGAGCTGGACCGTCGACGTCGCTATGCCAAGGGCGGCCTGGCTCAACACCTGGAGTCCATGGGATTCACCTCCGGGGACACCGAATATGCGATGCAGCAATTCGAGAAGGACCGGGAGCACTTCCCTCATCAGGGCATGACCAACTACGAGTCACGCCCGGAGATGTACCTCATTCGCAAGCCGAGCAAGATCGTGCCGCAGGATGAGTGGAAGTATGGGGAGTCCGTTGGGGGAACTCACAACTTCCTCGAGGGCATTCAGGTGCCCAATCGCTCTCGCACATGGCTCCTCCCTGAGGTCCTGGCACACGAGGCCCAGCACTCTCAGGTGGCCTCTCTCCCCCCAGAGGAGGTCCTGGATGAGGGACGCCAGGCAGCTCAGAAGAGCATTCTGAACCGCCTGATGGAACACCTCAACCCGATGCGATACTGGGAGTACCCTGAGGGCTTCACCGGACGTGAAGAGCTCGAGGAGCTGGCTCCTGAGATGATCGCCGCAGAGGGCTACCTTCCGGCGGGACAGACCATGATTCGGTCTGAGCTGGGACGGAAGCTGATGCCGACCCCTGAAGAGAAGTTGTGGTACATGAGCCGTCGCTACCCTCGACGTGAAGACATCGACGCCATGACTGGCGCCTCTCCGGACTGATGACATGAAAAAGAAATGCGGCTGTGGCGGGCTCGAGAAATACGCCGAGGGCGGACGCACTCGAGTTCCAACTCGCAACATCCGATTCATCGACCCCGAGGCAGAACGCATTCGCGGGCGAGGGGCACTAGCCGCTCTGCAGGGGTACTTCGGGGGAGACCGACCCTCTGCCATGTACCCTGGAGCTCAAGAGGCGTATGAGTCGGGCGAGCTCGCCGGAATGGCCGAGATGCTCATTCCCGGTGCAGCCATGGCCAAAGGCGCACTCGGTGCAGCCCTGGCTGGAGTCATCAAGCCACGAGGTGGAAACTGGCTGACCGGAAGCGTCGAGGGCTCGCTCAGTAACCTACTCCGGAGAGAGTATCCCGGGGAGTCTCTTCAGATGCAGCGAGAGGCACTGGAGCTGGGTCGTCAGAGAGGCTATGCGGAGCCCACGATCCGAGAATTAGAACGGGCGGTTCAGCAACGTGAGGCCCCAACGGTTCTCAATCAATGGATTCAGGGCCCGCTAACAAAATACGTCAAGCGTGACATGGCCACGCCGGAAGATCCCGTTCGAAAGCTGGCGGACCAGGGGATCCTGCACATGGGTATCCCTCAGACTCGGGGGAACCCCTCCGGCGGGATTCAAGGGGCTAGGAGACTCTCGGGGTTTCCCGAGGAGGGATTGAGCACCACTCCCGGCGGCTCCCTATGGGAGAACTTGTCCGATCGAGTCGTAGAGGCCGGCCCCGCGAGATACCTGCAAGACGATCCCAAGGTGATAGCCGAGAATCCGTGGATGCAAAAGTTGGACCCGGAGTCGGTGGTATACTCCACTCCATCCAACATTGAGCGGGGCTTGGGCTTTGATCATCTCCTGGATGAGCTGAGCAATGCCCTAGACACCGACTCCGGCCTTCCACGCCACCTGCTCCTGCGTCCAGAGCAAATGCAGCAGATGGGCATGGAGAAGGCGGTTCGACATGTGGATGCCATCAACAAATGGCGCGAGTCCCAACGAGCCGCCGCTAATGCAGAGCTCGCCAACAAGGCACTGGCCGTCCGAGAGTACCCGGACACTCCGGAGCTGCCGAACCCGAAAGGGCTGCGCTGGGTGGAGTTGGGTAAGGACTCCCCCGACCTCGAGAAGCAACTCAAATATGAGGGCGACGTCATGGGCCACTGCGTCGGCGGATATTGCGAAGACGTGCTCTCGGGGGATTCTCGCATCTTTAGCCTTCGGGATGCCAAAGGCGAGCCTCATGTCACCATTGAAGTCGCACCTCCGGGACGGGGCCCTAGCGCCTGGATTCCCGAGGATGAGGATTTTCCCGTCATGTGGCCTGACATCATTCAGATCAAGGGTAAAGGCAATTCGGCTCCCAAGGACGAGTACTTGCCATTCGTACAAGACTTTGTCCGAAACAGTCCGCTGGGCGGAACGTGGGGCGACGTAGGGGACCTTGGGAACGCTCGTTTGCATCGCCTGGAAGATGAGTCGGGGATCAAGTACCTGACTCCAGAGGAGTACAATCTCCCCAGAAGGAAAGAAGGGGGCCTCGTGACTCAGCCCGACTACTTTGACGATTTGGATGCATTTCTTCGGAGATAGCCATGCCCCTCAAGAAATCTGCTAGCAAGAAGGCCGTCAGCGAGAACATCAAGACGGAGATGGAGGCTGGTAAGCCTCAGAAACAGGCTGTGGCGATCGCACTGGATGTGCAACGTCGAGTCAAGAAGAAAGGGAAGAAGTGATGGAAGAAGAGAACATGATCCCCCAGGATGATGGGTCAGTCATCATCGAAGAGCTGGAGATGGTGGAAGTCGACAGCTCAGACTTCTACGAGAACCTGGCGGAAAAACTCCCTGAGTCGACGCTGATTCAGCACGGGAGCTCGTTGTATGAACTGTTGACGTTGGATAAGAAGTCCAGGGAGAAGCGAGATGAGCAGTATGAAGAGGGACTTCGTCGAACGGGCCTTGGGGACGACGCTCCAGGCGGCGCAGAGTTTGATGGCGCCTCACGCGCGGTTCACCCTGTGCTGGCAGAAGCCTGCGTGGATTTTTCAAGCCGAGCTATTCGGGAGCTGTTCCCGGCACAGGGCCCAGTAAAGACTTCGGTCATCGGTGAGGCCACCGCTCAAAAGCTGGAGCGCGCCGAGCGCAAGCGTCGGTTCATGAACTGGCAGCTCACCACTCAGATTCAGGAGTACCGATCGGAGTTGGAGCAGCTGCTCACTCAGCTCCCGATGGGTGGCAGCCAATACCAGAAGTTCTGGTACGATGAGCAGCTGGGGCGGCCTCGCACCGAATTCATTCCGATCGACGACATCTTTCTGCCCTTCTCGGCCACGGACTTCTATACCACTCCTCGACTGACCCATCGCCAGTACATCACTCGTCAGGAGTTCCATAGCCGGGTCCGCTCCGGCCTCTATCGGGACATCTTTGTTCCTGAGGTCTCCGGGTTCCCCGAGCAATCGGCCGCGGCTGAGGCCAATGACAAGATCGAGGGGGTCGAAGAGGACGGCTACAATGAGGACGGCCTACGGGAGATTTTCGAGATCCAGGTACATCTGGAGTTGGAAGATGACCCGCTGACTCAAGGCGAGCTGGCCCCCTACATCGTCACGATTGACTCCGATTCGGAGAAGGTCCTGGCCATCTATCGCAACTGGCGAGAAACGGATTCTCGGCGCCGCAAGTTGGACTGGATCGTCGAATGGAAGTTCATCCCCTGGCGGGGGGCGTATGCCATCGGCCTACCGCAACTTATTGGGGGACTGTCTGCCGCGCTGACGGGCGCGCTTCGTGCGCTGCTGGATTCGGCCCACATAAATAACGCCGCTTCCATGCTGAAGCTTAAGAGCGGGCGCGTCGTGGGCCAGAACGCTCAAGTTAGCGTCACTCAGGTCACGGAAATTGAAGGCCCCGCCGGTATCGATGACATCCGCAAGCTCGCGATGCCGATGCCGTTCAACCCGCCATCGCCGGTCCTGCTGGAGCTGATGAACGGGCTCTATGGCCTAGCCAAGGGTGTGGTGGCTACCAGTAATGATGCCCTCCAGAACGTGGGTGACCGGACTCCGGTGGGCACGACGATGGCACTCATCGAGCAGGGCGCTCCCACCTACTCGGCCATTCACGCCCGACTCCATCACAGCCAGGCCAAGGCCCTGGAGATCCTCCAGCGCATCAACTCCGACTTCCTGGACCCGGCACTCATTGCTGAGGACTTGGGAGAGGAGCTGGTGACCCCGGAAGACTTCATGACCACCATGGACGTCCTTCCGGTCAGTGACCCAACGATCTTCTCCGAGGCCCAGCGATTCGCTCAGATTCAATCCATCATCCAGATGGCTCAGGATCAGACGGTTCCATGGAACAAGCTCAACGTCTATCGTCGAGCCCTGAAGCAGATGCGAGTGGAGGCGGTGGATGAGCTCCTTCCGGCCCCGAAGGATCCTCTGACCTCCGACCCCTTGACGGAGGGATTCGAGGCCGTGCATGAGGGTCGTATCCTTAAGGTGGGGGCCGACCAGGACCACCTGGCACATGCCCGAGACCATCTGATCTACATCTCGGCCCCCTGGATCCTGGCCAACCCATTGATTCCGCCTCAGCCCCTGTTGACCATCATTCAACATGCGAATGAGCACATTCTCTACTACTACTCTCAGCAGCTTGCGATAGCTACCGAGCAGCTGACCCTGCAGGGAGTGCCACTTCAGCTGGCCATGGCCCAGGCCCAGCAGCAGGTGGCTCCAGTGCTGGCTCGGGAGATCTCTCCGCTGATACAACAGATGCAACAGATGCAACAGACGCTTCAGCAGCGCATGCCTCCGCCTCAAGTGCCTCCAGAGGTTCAGGCTTCCCTGCAGATTGCTCAGATGGATACGCAGCGCAAGACTCAGGCGGATCAAGCCTCCCTGCAATTGCGTCAGGCCCAGCAGACTGCGGACCAGCAGTTGGCCCAGGTGGAATTGGCCCTCAAGCAGCAACAGCAACAGTTCGACCAGTACATCAGCCAACAGGAACTGAGACTAGAGGAAATGAGTCAGCAGGTCGAGCTGATGAAGAACGAGGCCGATAATCGCCAAAAGCAGCTCACTGAACTGCTGAAGAACAAGGATGATAACGATACTCAGATCATTATCAAAACTCAGGAGGGTGACCGTGCTCTGGTAGAAAGCGTGCTTCAGTCGAAACTGGCTAGTGACAACTCACTCGATAAGGGGTAAAATCATGATCAATCAGCACAAGCAGATGGCGATGGGAAAGAAAATTCCCCAGGAACAAGTCAAGACCTCGCCAGTTGACAACTACGCCTGTGGGGGCAAAGTGAAGGCCCCCGCGAAGAAACCCAAGAAATGATCCAGGACGCCGTCATCTCTCAGTGCATTCAGAAGATCCGTAACCGGATTCAGGACAAGATGCGGGGGTTGGCGGCGACTCGATTTGAACAGCTCTACGAGGTGGGAAGGCTTCAGGGACAGGTCGACGGGCTACAAGAAGCCCTGGACTGCCTGAGTAACACTCTCGAGGAGCTGGACACTTAAACCGCCCGCACTCACTCGGCCAGTGGGGAAGTGATCTCCAGCACTTCATGCGGGCGGCTCTATCTGGAGCTTCAGGAGAATCGTAATGATTCCAGCATCCAGCCTCGAAGAGGCCTTTCCCGACATCAATCCCGGTGTCCAGCCACTCGGCACTCGAGTCCTCGTGCAACTGCGCACGGTCCGTTCCAAGACCTCCAGCGGGCTCATCCTCGTCGACGAC